AGTCGGTCGAAGGGTATGCAAAGTATACGTCTGACATGTACGGCGATGGCTATCCGTTCGTCGCGATCACTCGCGAACATTTGAGCCGCAGACTGTTCGATAGCCGAGGCTATCCCGAATTGCTTCGCTCCTATCAGCTCGCCGTAAAGACAGAGATGGACGCTCGAAGAGATCGGGCCTCCATGTCGACAGTCCCGCCTGTGGAAGTGCTTGCCGGCAGAAAACCGGAGCAGATCGGACCCGGTTCAGTTATACCTGTCCGCCGGCGTGGAGAAATTGGCTTCATGGAAATTCCGAAGTACTCCCCGGCGTCCACAAGCGTGGAATTGGAACTGCGAAAACTGGCCGACAAAGTGACTGGCAGAGCGACAAGCGAAGCGGATGCGGTCGAGGCGAACGTCATGCGTCAAGCATTAGTCAACAACTGGCTGCATGGTTGGACACAAGTGCTTCGCCAATTCTGGGCTATGGAAAGGCAGTATGGAAATCCGGAACAGTGGTTCAGGGTAACGGGATCGGAGCAGGGCGTTCAGCTCCTCATGGACGAGGCGGCGGACGACTATGACTTTCAGCTTTCATGGAATGCGAACAACGCCGACGAAGCTGCGGTCGTCAAAAAGCTGGAGACGGTCGGCCAAGTGCTTTCTCAGTACGACCGGCAGGGGACGGCCCGCTACGACGAGTTCTTGAAAACCTTCCTTGAGGCAATCGATCCGGGGCTTGCCTCGAAGCTAATAGCTCCTGCGCAGGAGGCCACGAACAAAGAGATCATGGAGACGAGCGAGGACATCGCGAAAATCTTCAGCGGGCAGGTCGTCAACGCTCCCGAGAATGCAAACACACAGCTTAGAATGCAAATGCTTCAGCAGTATCTTGAAGGAACAAAAGAAATTCCCGCCTCGGACATTCAAGAACGTATGCAGACCGACGAACAGTTCGCGGCTAGGCTTAAAAATTATGCTTCTCAATTAGAGTTCCAGCAGACACAACGTAGGAATTCGTTAACGGGCCGGCTAGGAGCGCCGCCGGGTAACGTTCCGGCCTCAAGCATGGGCGGCTAATGGGCCATGTCCAAAAGGAATTATACTGGCTCGTAGTTTTCGTTTTGTTCTTCGTCGAGCGTGAAGCCCTGACCGACATGCTCTTTCTAATCCTCGGCCAAATCGCCAAAATCTTTTTCTTATGACTCTTCAGAAAGCACTCCTTCAATTACACGCACGCGAGGACTGGGACGTTATCCTCGACCACATTCGGGTTGAATTGGAGACGGCCATGCTGGACTTCCAGACGCCTGAACTCCTCGACAACCCTCAGAAGTTGGCTCGGTTGGCCGGAGAGATTTCGGCCTTCGACCGACTGCTTCGAGTATTCAGCCATGCCGAGGGGGAGTAGTTTAACGCCCCATGAAATGTTCGCGAACGAGGTTCGGGCATTGTTGAGCCGTTACCTCGAAGAGTCCGACCTGGAGGAAGGGACGATGGCCGAAATAATGCAGCATGTCCTTGGCCAGTGGATGGACGAAGACGTCGTCGACTTTTCGAGCGACATCGACCTTGAGGATGACGACTGACTATCGAGATTCGTCCAAAGCCCAAGGCTCCTACTACGAAAGTCTTTTTACTACGGAATGCCTGAAACGTGGCATTTCCGTCTCCCAACCCGAGGGCGACTATTTGCCTTATGACGTAATAACGGATAGCCGGCTCGGCCTGAAGAGAGTCCAGATCAAAGGGACTTCCTACCGCGAAGGCTCCGGCTACAAAGTGGTCGTCGCCAGCTATGCCCCGGATGCTTTCGACTTCATGGCCCTCTACGTCGACAAGCCGGACTTTCGCACATGGTACGTATTCCCCAAGGCTCTCCCCGGAAAGGCCAAGACCATCAAACTATTTCCGCACAACCCGACCAGCAAGGGCAAATACGAGCCGTACAAGAGCGCCTTCCATCTCCTGTAAGTCTGTTGAGAAATTCGCCGGCCTAAGTGCTAAGATTAAATCTGGCGGGCCTCTGTCCGCAGTGAGACGGCGAACTCTTAAAACGCAGAAAATGGATCAGGAAACAATTACTACCGAGGCTCCGGGTATAGATTCGGGAGCAGATACCAACGCAGGCATTTTGTCGGAAGCCGATCTGGCCAATTCCTTTATGGAACGAGTCGAGGAGCAGCCCGAGGAAAAGCCGTCCGAAGCCGACGTGGCTGACACTACCGAGGGGGAAGTCGCAGAAGCGGTCGAGGATAGCGAAGGCAACGTTCTTTCACAGTCTGAACAGTCCGAGGAAGAGGGGGAGGAAGAGGCCGAAGCCGAAGAGGCGGAGGAATCGACCGAACCGCCCAAAGGTGTAGGGAAGCTTTTGAAACAGGTCGGTAAACTTACCGCCCGAGCCAAGAGTGCTGAAGAGAAGGTCGAGGCCATGCAGGCCGAAATCTCATCTTTGAAATCCCAGCCGAACGAGCAGGCAGAGCCGCAAGGTTCGCCGGTTTTGGAGGAGGTAAGGAGCTTCGACGATCTGGAAAAGGTCCGACAGGAAGCAGTCGCCGCCAAGAAATGGGCATTGAATCACTTGGGCAAGGACTACGTCGAAGAAGGCGAAAAGGAATACAGCGGGGACGAAATCCGCGAGATATTCGCAGCAGCCGACGAGTACTTGACCGAAAAGATTCCTCAAAGGGCGGGATTTCTCAAGGCCAAGGCCGAGAGTGACGCAAGATCGAGGGAGGTATTCGACTTCTGGGACAACCCGGAGGACGAGGCGAACCAGCTCTACCAGCAGGTTCTAGCCGACCCGAGATACGCCTCGCTTAACGCCCTGCCGAACAGGGATTTCGTTATGGGTTTAATCGTTGAGGGATTCCGATCCGTTAACGCGAAAGCCGAGGCCAAGGGAAAAAAGCCGGCCAAAAGGAAGCCGGCGAAAACTCCTCCGGCGCAGGTAGGCGAATCACTCGCCCCGCCGCCCGCGACAAAGGACGCCAGACAGAAAGCAGCCGCCGCCAAAAAGCTAGGCACAGGTCGAATATCGGAGGGACAATTCGCAGATTTTTTAAATTCATAAATTAAGGAGATTATTTTACAATGGCTATAGCCACAAGCTACAACGTTACGAGCGTGCAAGGCGCTCGCCCAGATTTATCTGACCAATTAAAGCGCGTTTCGCCCGAGCAGACGCCAGTGTTCAGTACACTGAAACAAACGAAAAGCCCAAGTGCTTTATTGACAGAGTGGATGGTCGATTCACTTTCCCAGCCGGTTTTCGCCACTCCTCCGATTGACGGTGCTGATTTAGCATTCAATGGAGGATTCTCCGACGAGATTTCAACTCGGGTCAGAATGGGCAATCGCATCCAACAGGTGCAGCGTGCGTTCGCCGTATCCCGCCTCGCCGAGAAGATCGACGTCGCCGGCCCTCAGTCCAACCTTTACGGAGCATCCGCCGCCAAGGCTTTGATACTCCTGAAGACCGACATCGAGTCCGCCATCTGTTCGAGCCAGCTTCCGCAGACTGGCACAAGCTCGGTAGGCGACATGCTCGGCGGCCTGAAGCACTGGACCGATCCCACAGCTACGACCGGCGTGTTTGACACTTCCGCCAAGCAGGATTTCCGTTCCGTTACCGGTAGTCGATTCGACCTTTCCGGCGGCGGCTCAATGGCTGAATCCGACCTTCGCTCACTGGTTCAAGCCGTGTACGAAGCAGGCGGAAAATCCGTTGGGTACACTCTCATAAGTGGCCCCGCCGTAGTGAACGAGATAACGGACTATTCCCGAGCTTCGGGAGCAGTTACGGGCACGGGAGCCGCCTTCAACGTGGATTCCGACGATGCCGCTCTACGTCTCAGCGTCACTAGCTGGCTTTCGGATTATGGCCGCATCGACATCGTGCCTTCGTTATTCGCAGGCAGATCGTCCGGAGTTGCAATCAACGCCGACGTTCGCAACACGGGCATTCTTATGCCGAAGGACGACACGGTAAGCTTGAAGACGCTCGACGGCGTAGGCTCTATCGAGCTTCCCGACGTAGGCGGAGGCGGAAGACGTGGTTTTGCGGAATGGTGCGGCACGGTATGTGTACTAAATGCCCGCGCACTAGGAAGTATCGTTTGATTTGGGAAAACCCTTTACTTGATTTGGGGGTGGAGGGACGACTTTGGGGAAGGTCGTCCCTCCTTTTTCTTTATGGATATATTAATTAAAAGTGGTAGAAAATCGCTCAGTTCGGAAGAGATGGCCGAGCGAGTGGCAAGGCATAACGAGGACGAAGCTCGGAGGGAAAAGCACGAATACCGTGACAAGGCCCGGAAGCTCCGCAAGACCGCCGAGGAAATGCGCGGAGGAAAGGGACTCCTACGCCTCGAAAGCGTAATGGATGCTCGGACCTACTTTCGCCATGAGCAGCAGAATCCCGGCTCGATGTCGGATGAATCCTATCGCCGCGAGCTACTTCGCGACAACCCGGAGATCGACTGCCGTTGAGAACTGTCAGCTACAATGCTTTCAAGGATAGGTTCACTTCGGCCATCGGAGTGGACACGCTTCTTACCGCCGAGGAAACGGCTCTGAAGCGCAGCCTGACCGACAGAGTTCGGGGGGCGTGGACACGGGCCAAATGGCCCGACCTCATAAACGTCCTGACGATGACCGTGGCGGCTGTTTCGTCGTCCACCTTGAAAGCGGACAAGGCCGTCCGAATAAACAATGATGCCAACCTCTTCGACGTCTTCTCCGTATGGAATAAAGTTCCTTGGGAGGATAGGACCGCCGTGCAAATCAAATTCAGCCTCATGGGCGGATATCTGGTTTTACCGCCGAACACTTCGGAAACGACCGTCTACGTGGTAGGTTCGAAAGTGCCAAGCGACGACTATGGCGGCTCGGAAACAAACCTCCCGCAATTCCTCGAAAGGCATCTACTAGCCGCCTGCATCGCCGACTATTACGTGGCGGACGGCATGAACGACAAGGCGCAGCTCGAAAACGCCCGAGCGGAGGAATATCTGCTCCAAGAGATCGACCGTTTCGAGCGTCTTCAAAGCCAAAACAAGATCGTCATTAATTCTTATCCGGCCATGTGGCCGACACTTTTAGTAACTCAAACAACTACGTAATATGGGACAAGTAAACGTTTACAATCTTAGCGGGGGCAACGGCTCCAAGTACATCACTACATCGGGAACGACCGAGGACTTTTACTGCATACAGTTTTTGTCGGATTCGGTCATCAACACCTTGACGGGCAACATGGACGGCACGCCGACCGAAACTTTCTCGAAAGGCGATTGTCTCTACGGGCGATTTTCCTATGTCTACCTCACTTCCGGAAGCGCGGTGATCTACCTCTCCTGATGCCAATCGCAGGCATAACTCAAGGACTCGGTATCGGCGGGGGATCAGCAGCCACGATCAGCGGCGCGCCCATTGGTGGTGCTACTCCGCTTCCCAATGCTCTGTCGGGCTTATTTGACGGGGGGGATGACTACTTAACAGTAAACGAATCCAGCCTATTCACGACAGGAGACTGCACGATTTCGTTGTGGTTTAAGTCGGCAGGGCTACCCGGCAGCGCGGCATACGACTACATGTTCCAGCTATCAGCCGTGACCGCTGGTGGGTATGACCGTGCGGTAGGAATTCGCGGTACAGGTTCAGACGCACAAATCGTTTGTAATACGTATGGGAGTCTGGGTGGATGGGACAAACAATTTACGAACACCTCAATAGCCGTAGATACATGGTATCACGTTGCTGCCGTATTTACTACCGGGTCAGCGCAGGTATATTTTAATGGCGTGGACAAAGGTTCTAAGACTCTTGATTGGAGTACCGCTGGCCTTTATACCGCGACAAATATCGGCGGTATGGTTTACGATTCCGCTAATTATTTTAATGGAAACATTGACGAAGTTAGTGTTTTCCACTCTGCACTTTCATCGTCCGACATTTCCGCCCTGCGCGGCGGCGCAAGCGCAGGGTCGTTGGGCGCACCGGCCGACTTGGACGATCTCAGCCCTCGCCCCGTTGGCTGGTGGCGTTGCGGTGATAGCACAGGCGACACGGACTCAGGAGGAGGCGCTCCAGCTAATACGGACGTTATTGGCACGGTGGTAAATAAAGGCTCAGTAAACACTGGGTCTGGACAAGGTAACATGACAAACGGACAAGCTTCGCTTTATTCCTCATCAGTACCATCATGAGCAGAACATATTGTGTATTAGACGCAGACGAAGTAGATGACATCGTATTTTCCGAAGTCTTGGAGATTTCAGAAAACACCTTGGCGTGGAATGCGGACAACTCTCAAACTTTCGTTAAGTATGATGGCGCAAAACCGCGCTTCCTTTACGGCAAAGACACTCTCAGCCACACAGGAATCCGATCTCTTTTGGAAACTCCAGCGTGGAATACTCCGCAAGAATGAGGCTGCTCGCCATAGTCATGATCGCAATGCTTACCGGATGTTCTCGTTCCAGCTTTTTCGCCCCACTCGGCGCGACTGTCGGCGGGGCTGTAGGCTCGGTTGGTGGTCCGGTGGCCGGCGGAGGCGGCGCTTTACTCGGCTGGTCGGTCGGCAAAGGAGCCGCCCTTGTAGAAACGAATAAGGATTTGGTTCAAACCGTGGATGCCTTGAGCCGTGGCGACGTTTCAGCGATTGTCTCGGCACAGATGAAGGGCCAGCAAAGTTCTTTCGAGAAGGCGATGGACACTATCTGGCTGGCCCTGAAAGTGGCGGCATTCGTAGTCCTCGGATTCCTGACAATACCTCTTTTCATCACTCGATCCAACTCTAAGAAGATAAACGCAATTTGCGAGGAAACGAATGCAAAAACTACTTGAAATTTTTAACGGCCTTTCCAAGCGAGGCAAAATTCTAACGGGCTTCGCTCTAATCATAGTAGCGATAGCCGTAATCGAACTCTTTTCAGGATGCTCGAACATCGAAGCAGTCAAAACGTGGAAGTTCTAGCTGATCGAACGATATGGGGCGGTATAGGCGGCCTCGTAACTGCCACGGGGCTTGCCCAGTGGAGCCATCTGGCGAGCCTTGTGGCCGCCTGCTGCACTATCGTTTTCATGTCTATCCGCATCTACCAAGTGCTTAAAAAAAAGTGAGTCGATACAGGTCATACGGAAAACTGGACGACCAGCCTGTCCTCGACGGGGATCGGGCCTTTCTGGGCTTCGGTTCGTTTCGAGATGCCGGCAGTATTCCCGAAAACTATTTGTCGGAGTCTCAAAACCTGCGACTTGAAACAAATTCAGCCGTAGTTCGCAAAGGGCTTAAAAGGCTAACTTCGGACGCCACGGTTCTCGCCGCGACAGTCCTTGCTTCGACAT